CCCCTGGCGGCGACATTCGTTCTGCTATTCAGCCTTTGCCGTACAAAGAACCATCGGGAACATTGGCACAGCTTTTAGGTGTGTTGGTTGACAGCGGCAGAGCATATGCCGCGATTGCTGATAACAAAATCGGTGATATGAATACGCAAGCTCCGGTGGGCACCACTGTTGCACTGTTGGAGCGTGGCTCTCGAGTGATGAGTGCAATCCACAAACGTATGCACTATGCACAGAAACAGGAATTCCGACTTCTGTCAGCGATTATTGCAGACTCGGTTGAGGCATATCCGTATGCGGTTGATGTGCCGCCACAGGTTCTGCCACAGGATTTTGATGATCGCATAGACATACTGCCGGTTTCTGATCCGAATATCTTTTCGATGGCACAACGTTTGTCTCTTGCACAAACACAACTACAGCTTGCACAAAGTAATCCCGAAGTGCACAACCTTCGTGAAGCGTATCGTCGTATGTACGAGGCTCTTGAAGTCAAAAACATCGATTCAATACTTCAGCCAGAGCAACAACCACAGCCGATAGATCCTGCTTCAGAACATGCGGCTTTGTTGAAAGGCGAGAAGATACAGGCATTCCCGGGTCAGAATCATGACGCACATATTGCAGCACATGTGCAGTTTATGGCGATGCCCCTAATCAAAGAAAACCCGCTGGTGTTCTCCATGATCCTCGGAAACATACAGGAGCGTATTGCACTGAAAGCGCAAGAAGAAGTTCAGATGATGATGCAACAACAGATGCAACAGTTGATGCAACAACAGATGGCTGCTGGTGTGCCGCCTCAAATGATACAGCCACCACAAATGGATGAGGCACAGATACAGGGAATGATTGCTGCCAAGGCAGCAGAAATCACGGTGGATCTGCAACCACAACTTATGCCGCAGGAACCACAAGATCCGTTGGTTGGCATTCGTCAGGCAGAGGTTCAATTACAAGCCGCCGACCAACAGCGTAAATCTCAGAAAGATCAGGTTGACGCTATGTTGGATCAGGCAAGGATTGAACAACAGGCAATGCAAGCACAAGAACGTCTGCAAACCACGCGAGACATTGCCGAAGATCGTGCATCAGTGAACAGAGAACGTATCGAAACTCAAGAGGACATTGCTGTCATGAGGGAGATGAACAAAAAATGAAAAGCGCAAAAAACAAACGCAGTCTGAGAAAAGTAATTAAGGGTCTTAACAAGGCTTCTAAATTGCATGCCAAGCAAGCGAAGACCTTGAGAACTGTTCTCTCTTCTAAAAGAAAGAAAAAAGCATGACATCTGTTTGGGCTGGTCGCTGGGGCAAATACCACAGAATTAAGAAGAAGATTTATGAGTGGGATAAAGAAGGTCTGTCTTTTGATGAGATTAAAAAAAGAATGCAGACTATAACTGACAACAAATCTATAGAACTGAGTGTTGTTAATGACGATTAATAAAAAACTAGAACGCGGTAGTCGTTACGAGGCTCATGATTTAGACGGGGATGGCATTGTGACAGATTCCGAGATAGCTCGTGAAAAGGAGATGATTGAGCTTGAATTACGCGAGGAAAAAGCAAAGGCCCAGCAGTATATGGCTTGGGTCGCCATGGGAAGTATGCTCTGTTTTAGCACAGTCCTTTTTCTACCTTTGGTTTCTGACAGTCGTGTTAATGCTCTCGCTGATCTCCTTGGTCTTTTCTATATCGCTCAAGCTGGCGTTGTTGGCGCATACATGGGTGTATCGGCGTGGATGAGCAAAAAATAATTTACAGGTATGAAGGCCCAATAAACAAATATCGGCAGTACAACTTACTGCAAAAGAAATTACGAAGACTAAAGAAGGAGTGGAGGGGGAACAGAAATGCTTAGTGTAATTGGTTCTTTGATAGGCTTTGCTAGCAGCACTGCTCCGGCGATTGCAGATCATTTCAAGCAAAAAAACGACCAGAAGTTTGAGCTTGAAAAAATGAAAAGCATGGCAGAACTGCGTAAGGCAGGGTTCGACCATGAGTTGAAAGCGTTTGAAGCACAGGCTTCTGATAAAGAGCATGACCGATTGATCCAGCATGACATGAGCATCAACAGTGGCACAGGGATTATCTCTGCACTGCAACGTTCGGTACGTCCGGTAATAACCTACTGTTTCTTTGGTTTGTTTCTAGCGATTGAAATTACCCTATTGCGTGAAGCACTGAACAGCGGCATGAGTGTGGCTGAGTCTTTGAATGTGTTGTGGGATGAGGACACAAAAGCAATCTTTGCTGCGATTATTAGTTTTTGGTTTGGCTCACGAGCCATAGATAAAGCTCGAGGTAAATAAAATGTTGTTGTATCGTTTGATAGGATCCGCGCTTGGGATTTTTCTTATAGGAGTCTCAGTAACTTTTTACGACCTGTATTACTCAACGTTTGAGTGGATGTATAACTGTGCGGGGATTTGTTAGTCTGATGCCGTTGAACAAAAAAGGTAAAAAGATTATGAATGCCATGAAGGATCAGTATGGTAAAAAGCAAGGCAAGCAAGTTTTTTATGCTAGTCTCAACAAAGACAAGATATCAGGAGTAAAGAAAATGAGTGATGGTGGTGACGTTAAAATGAAAACCCCAGTCAAAGATTTACCCAACCCCGGTTTGAAGGCTCTTGCTGGAACCGAAAAAGGTAAGAAGGCTATAGCTAGAATGGGTTTTAAGGATGGTGGTAAGGTTGCCAAAGGTGGCAAGTGTCCTAGTCGCGGAACAATTCGTGGTACGGGCGCGGCTATATCTGGTGTAGGGTTCAAGGGTATTAAGTGACACTACCCGAGTTTATCACCAAATTTAAAAGAAACCTTGAGTCACGGGTCGAGGACTTATCTGTTGCCATAACAAGTGGCAACGTAAAAGATATGGAGCACTACCGTGCTATCGTGGGCGAAATACAAGGACTTTCGTTCGCAGTGGAAGAGTTACAGTCCTTGCTAAAAAGGTATGACGATGACACAGAGATTGATCGTTCCTGACTATGTAGTCGCACAAAAACAAGCTAAGAAAAAAGCAGAAGCAAAATCCGCAAAAGAGAGAGTTCCGAACCCTACTGGCTGGCGTGTTCTCGTGATGCCTTATAAAGGACGCGAGAAGACAGTTGGTGGTGTTTATGTTCCTGACGAAACTCGGGACAGAGAGTCTGTTGCTACGGTTGTTGCTTACGTTATTAAAGTTGGCCCACTCGCTTACAAAGACCCTGATAAGTTTGGGGAAGAATGTGAGCCTTGGTGCAAAGAAGGGGATTGGGTTTGTATCGGTAGATACGCCGGGTCTAGATTTAAGTTGGATGGTGGTGAGGTTCGCATCATTAATGATGATGAAGTGATTGCAACTATTGTCGATCCTGAAGACATTATTTTTTAAACATGGAGGAAGACCATGCAAGAGGACGAAACTAAAGAAACAATTATTGAACTGGAAGATGAGACTGTAGAGGAAGAAGAAACAGAATCTGTAGAACCTGAATCACAGCCTAAATCAGAACCAGAGCCGGAACCCGAATCAGAACCCGAACCCGATATTGCCGCTAGTGCGGAAGAAGGGGAACAGTCTGAAGAAGAACTAGAAAGTTATTCAGAAGGTGTTCAACGCCGTATTCGAAAACTCACGGCAAAATACCGAGAGGAAGAGCGGCAAAAGCAAGCGGCAGTAGAGTTTGCAGAAAACGTTCAACAACAGAATAAGGATCTTGAACAACAACTCAAAGAACGTGAAGAGTCTTATGTTGGTGTTTATGGGGGTAGCATTGAACGTGAAGTAGAAGCGGCAAAAGCTGCCTACAAAACGGCACACGACGAAGGAGATGCTGATGCTTTGTTTGCGGCACAACAAAGAATTAGCCAACTTGCTTTGGAACAATCCAAGTATGAAGAAGCAAAATTAAAGATAGAAAAAGAACAGGCTTCTACTGAGCAAGCTGTCGAAACTCCTCAACAGGCTGCACCTACACCACAGGCTGCCGCACCGCAACCTGATCCTAAAGCACAAGCCTGGGCAGATAAAAACTCTTGGTTTGGTGAAGATGAGTCTATGACGTATGCCGCGTTTGGAATTCATCGAAGACTTGTTGAAGAGGAAGGGTTTGACGCATCTTCGGATGATTACTATAGTGAACTTGATAAACGACTTCGTGCTGATTTCCCTAACAAGTTTGAAGCACCGAAAAAGCGGTCACAAACCAGAGTCGCCTCTGCTGATTCAACCGCTTCCCGTTCATCGAAAAAGGGGCGCAGGACTGTCAAGCTTACCGAATCACAGGTAGCAATTGCTAGGAAACTTGGCGTTCCACTCGAAGAGTACGCAAAGTATGTGAAGGAGTGAGACTATGACGGAAGAAACAAAAACGAAACGCACCTCTCGTGAGACGCAAACACGCGAAAAAACTGCGCGAAGGAAACCCTGGGCTCCACCCAGTATGCTTGAAGCTCCACCCGCACCCGAAGGTTTTGTGCACCGATGGGTTCGGACCGCCATTCGAGGCGAGGACGACAAAACCAATCTACACGCAAGATTGCGTGAGGGTTGGGAACCTGTCCGGGCTGATGAGTATCCTGATTTTGAAGCTCCTACCGTTGATGACGGTAAATATCAGGGTGTGATAGGAAACGGTGGATTGATACTTTGCCGTATGCCTATCGAAACGGTTGATGAAAGAACTGAATATTTTCGGGACCAGACCCGCAATCAAATGAAAGCCGTGGATGAAAACTTGATGAGGGAACAACATCCCTCAATGCCTATCACACAAGATAGGCAATCTCGTGTAACCTTCGGGGGCGAAAAAAAGTAGCCTTCGATTTTTGGAGTTAGTAAAATGGCTAATATCAATGGTGCATTTGGCTTACGTCCTCTGGCAAAAATGGGTCAGAACGTGAACTCAACTGGTGCTAGTGAGTATCGCATTTCCGCTGCCAACTCTAATGCTATCTTTCAAGGTTCTCCGGTTATTCCTCTCAGCACAGGCTTTATCGACATTGTCGGTGCGGCCGCTGGGGGTACTGTAGGTCTTCTCGGTGCATTTTATGGTTGCGAATATGTGTCCTCCACCACTGGTGAGACAGTGTTCTCAAATTTTTACCCTGGGTCGGGTGCAGACAGTAATTTTCCTGTCAAAGCCTTCGTTTATGATGATCCCTCACAGTTGTATGTAATTGCGTCTGACGCTTCGCTTACAGATGAGGCCACTGCTCGTGCAGCGGTCTTTGCGAACGCAAACTTCTCTTCGGGCACGAGCGGTAGTACTTCTACCGGTATGTCCTCGGCGGCGTTTGCAGTCAGCACTATCAACACAACTGCTAACCTTAATCTTCGGATTATGGGGATCGTTGATGATATCACTAACGCTGATTTTGCAGCAAGTGGTATCGGTGTAGTAGTCCGGTTGAACAACCACTTCAATTCACCGAATGGTGCGATTGCTGGTGGCACTGTATCAACCACTGGCGTATAGGAGTTTAGGTTATGGCTATTTCTCGCGCACAACTTGCAAAGGAACTCGAACCTGGCCTCAACGCTTTGTTCGGGATGGAATATAACCGGTATGAAGGTCAGCATTCTGAAATCTTCGACACCGAAACTTCGGATCGGTCTTTTGAAGAAGAGGTCATGCTCTCTGGTTTTGGAGCAGCACCGACCAAACAGGAAGGCTCTGCCCTGACGTTTGATGACGCACAGGAAGCATATACTTCACGCTACAACCACGAAACAATCGCTCTTGGCTTCTCCATTACGGAAGAGGCTGTAGAAGACAATCTGTATGATCGTCTTTCTTCGCGTTACACTCGTGGTCTAGCTCGTGCTATGGCACATACCAAACAGGTGAAAGCTGCCTCAGTTCTCAACAATGCTTTCAACTCGTCTTTCAAAGGCGGTGACGGCAAAGAGCTTTGTGCAACTGATCACGCACTAACCAACGGCAACACGTTTGCAAACGAGCCCAGCACTGCCGCTGATCTGAATGAGACATCTCTTGAAGATGCTCTGATCAGCATTGCTGGTTTTGTTGATGAGCGTG